CTGAAAATCTTCAAATTCTGCTTTTCCTGATACTACTTTTTGTAAGGTATCGTACATATTACGTAATTTTTCTGAATGGAAGAAAAAGCCAGTTTTTACAGGGTGGCCAATTAAAGCACCACTATAATCAGTTGTTAGTTTGTGCGCATCGTAAACTTTATTTACTGTAAAAATATTGCCGTGAGTTGAACACATAACTAAATAGTTAGCTTGTTCACGAAATGGTTTTGCCATACGCAAGAATAGCTGGGAAGTGCCAATAATAGCTTTACGTTGCTTGCGTTGTTGCGAGATTTCGGTAAAAATATAGGGCGGTATATCTTTAGACTCTAGGGCGTTAAAATACGTGTGTATTTCATCGATTAAATAGATAACGCCGTATTTATCGTTATTAACTTCAACCAGTAAACGGTGCAAATCATCGTGATTTTTGAAAGTTATAATTTTGTTCGGCAAATCACTGTTGAACTCTAAATTTGTAACTAAAATTGATTTAGGGTAGCGCACCATAAGATTATAAACGTGTTTTACGGCTGATAGAGTTTTACCTGAACCTTGCCAACCACAATATACAGTTAAACCTGATGCACGGAATAATTCTTTATCTTTTGAATCTATATAGTTTTGCTTAATAGAATCAAAGTGAATTTTTGCTTCTTTTTTGATGAATGAGAGATATGACATTGTAAATCCTTATCTGTTTTTTAAATCTAATATCGGAACTTTATATAATACCCACCAAGCGAGTGAAATAGCAAACTCAAAAGGTATTAAAGTTATGGTAAAACCAAGCAGAAAATTAAACAAAACATCGTTATCGAGCAAGAAAGCAAATACTCTTAAAGCAGGCTGTATAATATCAGCAATCCAGGCCATACTAAAACCAAACTGAAAAGCAGGTTTTATTAACTGAACAAAAACATTAATAGGTGTAATTATAATTAATTTTAAAATACCAAATACTAAAGCTAAAAATAAACTAACTAACATTATTTATCGCCTCCTGACTTCTCCCAAACATATCGAGAACCAAATACAATTTCAACAGTAGATTTTAAACGAGAAAATACAATAAACATAATTGAAAAATACAAAAGATTTCGAGCAATGAAAATTAAAGGTGCGGGAACTTTACAAATATTGATTTTAACAATGGCAGGAAAACCATTCATACCTGAAAATCTACCATCACCATTTCCAGTTAATCCAGGAGTGAAATAGCTACATTGTGAAGAAGCTGTACTATTTTTCAAAGGGTTAAAACCTACTATATCTTTTATAGGTTGAATTGAACTATCAAGATATGAAATTGAACTATCAATTTCAGATTTTAAAACATCATTTTCAGGTATAAAAATCCATTTAACAAATTTTCCCAGCTCTTCAAACAATTTAGTAAAGAAATTTGCGAGAAAATCCCAAATATTTTTAACTGAATCTATTAAACCGCTAAATAAGTTTTTAACACCGTTTATAATGTTATCAGAAATACCTAAAACAGCTTTTTGAGTTCGAGTGATTGAATCAATCATCGGCTGAAAAAATGCTTTAATTCCACCTAAAATATCAATGTTAAAGCCACCAACGCTATTATTTGAATTATTAGTGTTACTTGAATTGTTAGAATTTCCGCCTACAGGTTCAACTAAAAACCCACCTTCGTTCCTGTTCCAGTTATTAACTTTTAAAGTTGAACCACCGAGTAAGGTTAAGCCGTTATCAAAGTCCGTATCTGTAAAACTTACAACTTCATATAAGGGCATATTATATGCGGTATTGGTACTGATATAGCTTGTATTTATTTTTTGAGTTCTACGGCTATAGTCTAAGGTCATAAAATAACCAGCGTCAATTTTAATTTTAAATCTTCCGCCTTCTTGAACCATTGATAGACCACAATTTGAAACAGAAGTTAAAGTTTTGTCATCATAATAATCTGTTTTATAATCACATATATAAGCAATAACTTTTAAATTTTCGGAATAGTTATTTTGTGCATAAAAATAATAATGCAAGTCAATATGTTTTTCATCTTTAATCGATGCAACAGAATGAAACCTTTGTCTTATAGTGCGGTCATCTGCAGGTGAAATTTTATAACTTTCAACTGCGTGGGCGGTTTTTGTTGTAATCGTAAAAATACCAAGTGATGACAATAATCCAAATAATAAAAAATAGATTTTCCATTTCATATTTTACCTTTTTGGGCGTACTTTCATATTTTTAATAATGTATAATGCTAAAACAGTTAGCATTATGATAACGAGCCAAGTTATATCATCAAATTTCACAAATTTATTGTGAAGTGGTGTAAAATAATAAACATCTTGCATAAATAAAAATCCTTTAACTTAACACAACAAAAAACTAATTATAATCTATCTCTAAATAGCACGTTCATAAGCATAGAGTAGATAAGGTGGATACCAGCTAAAACGCCTATAACTGGTAGCAAAAACATAAAACCTTTTGAAAAAAGGTCTAAAATAATGTTAATTACTTCACTTGATGATATATTTTGAACCATTATTTACCTTATAATTAAATTAACCTTGAATTTTAGCCTAAAAGTTGTCAAGAAAAGGCTTAAAATGTTTGACATAGATTTGGATTTTTCATAAAAATAAAAACAAACAGAGAAAATGTGCTAACAACTTTTATTTAACAACAATTTTTACAATTTAAGTTATTTCAAGATAATTTAATTTTTAAATTACTTTAATATTATAAGTTGAGCAGTTTTGAATCTTGCTCAGGATTTAAAAGAAAGCAGGGGACTAAACTCGTCCGTTCTTTCCACGGTTGATAACTTTTCGCACGATTGTGATACCAACCATACCTACAAGAATAGGTGCTACGAAAGTCAAACCGTTTGAAAATGCACTTTCAATTCCAGTGATAATTTGAGTATTCAAATTTTCAGGAAAGCTGATTGCTCCAAATGTTTCAAGCATTTTTCATCTCCTTTTTTAAAGTTAATATTAATTTTGTTTTTGTTCGCTTTTTGTTTGCGAGCTTGGGCTAACAGTTTAAGTTTCACATAGGCTGTTAGTCCTCGTTTAGGATGTTTTCAATTTTATCAGATTGAGAGATTGATTTGATAGCATCCATAAGACCGAATTTATCTTTTTTATCTACAAAATAATCAATTTCTAGACCATTTTTGAATCGAAGAGTAAGAATTGTAAAATAATTTCCAGTTTTTTCAGATTTTTGAGTTCGAAGTGCTACACGGGAAACAGCTGAAATGATATTGTCTTGATTTAAAATTTTTTCTTGCATAATTTATTTTTTCTCCTTAAAAATTATATTTTTTTAATTACAAAAACATAATAGCATAGTCAAAAAGGAAATACAAGATGTGTCGCACAATATATCTTTTACGACATCTTTTATAGAAATAGCGGTTAACTTTATATTAATTAATCTATAAACACGGTAGCACAAAATTCCATCCAATAGATTTTTACAAATAGAAGTGGGAACTAAAATATATCACCACAAAATAAAAAATTGTTTCCAATTTTTATTTTTTATCACCACAAAATAAAACAAAAATCTTTTCCTAGAAAGTTCCCCTGCCTTATTTTTTGATAATTATTTGACTTTTTTTATTTTTCATATTATAATATATTTTTCCCATCATTTCTATTTTTAAATTAGTTTAATGAACAAAAAACGAACAAAACGCTTCTCTTCTTTACTCTATTTATAGTAAGCCCTGCCTTCAATCCTTAAATCTATGTAGTTTGGAGATATCTTATTAGCTCTAAAATATTCAATAGCTTTTTTTAAATTAATAACCTGCCCTTCCGCAGAATCTACAGTTGACATTCTTGCAAAATAGCTTACATTATTTACAGAAACCTCAACCTGTCGCAAACTAAGAGGAGGAATGCGAATTTTTGAAATATCCAAACCGTGTTTACTTGAAGCAGAAACGAGCTTTCCGATGAAACTAAAAAAACTACTACTTGCAACATTCTTACCAGCTGAAATCGTAGCGCTACTATCGTCAATAATACTTAATGCCGGTTTTTCGAAATTGTTAGCTCTAAAAGAAACACCATCAGAGTCAACAAAATATTCTTCACCGTTGACTAACCATGAGGCGACAGGTTTTCGAAAATCAAGATAGACTTTGTATGAAGTTAGTCCATTAAATTCAATATTTGAAATTGCTAAGACTTCTGGGTTATCTTTCTGAATAGCTTCAAGCAAGGATTTTTTGTTTAAATTTGATAAGATTCGCTCACTTGGATTTACATTTAAATACTCTTCAATTGCCTTTTCGTATTTGCTAAAATTTTGGTTTTTTGACTGATTTGAAGTTACCGATACCTTAGAAATGAACTGAAATAAAAATACAAAAATTAAAACTATAAAAATAGCTAAAACAGCCAAAAAAGTGCTCAGTTTTCTTCTACGAACAACCAATTTTTGACTTTTCGAACGTTCAGATTGCTCTTTTTTATGGCGAGAAATTGTTTTTCCATAACGAAAATAACCCTTCTCTATCGAGCGTTCCTCTAAAATCTTTTTGCGCATTTCGCGACGGGTTAAATTTTTATCTTCCCTCAT